CTTCGATCGCTGGCAACACAGAGGCGAAGCGATCCTCCAGACCGCGGATGTTCGTCCCGAGATTAAGAGCCATATCGGCGGCTTCTTTGTAGGCGCGGCCCATCGCCTGCGTACGATTGGCCATGTCTTCACTCGATGCGATGAACATCGCCATCGACTCGGCGATCTGCGCGTCCTTGTACGCCTGGCCCACCGCCTGGTAGCGGTTGCCCATATCGGCGAGGGATTGATTCAACTTGGCGAGAGCCGCGACGTCGGCCTCACCCCCGACGTTCGCGATGACGGTGTCTTTGTTGCCTTTCGCTTCTTTGGCCGCTTCTCCGAGTTTGACAATCGCGCGGCTGAATCCTTCGATCTTGTTCTGGAGCTCGGCAAGTTCTCCTGGCCTCACGAGGCCCGTACCATGACCGGCAGCCACCACACTCAACTCTGCGTATCTATCGCGCAGAATCTTGAGAGCTGCCTGCAACTGAGAGACGCTTGTGATTGTCGAAGGGTCAATCGCCAACAGGCTTTTGACGGAGAAATACCGGTTGATCGATGCCAGGAATGGATTCAACCCTTGGGCGATCAGCCCCCCCAAGGATTCCTTCAGATCGTCGATCTCATTACGGAAGATGACGAGTTGCCCGCCAGTGGTCTTCCCGAGTTGTTCTGCCATGCCGCCGAACTTCTCATTCAGCCCTTTGAGGACATTCGTGAAAGTCTCGCTCTTAGTCGCGCCCTCTTTCACCTCGATGCCGTAGCGCGAGAGTGCGCCGGTGTTACCGGCTATCGCCTTGCCAACGAGCGTGGCGGCTGTCTCGAGGTCCATCCCCATGGCGGCTGCGAGGTCCTGCACTACGGGGATCGCCATTTTCAGTCCGCGTTCGGTCAGACCTCCTAGCTGCTGGAGCATCGCGGCTGCTGAGACCGTAGCCTCATCGGAGTAGATCGTCGTCTTCTGCAAGGCCGAGGCCAGGGCCTCGATCGCCTTGACAGAGATATTTCCCGCCTGGCCCGTCGCGGCGATCGCGCCGGTGAGTTTCGCTGTTGCTTTCTCGGCTTCGAGGAAGCTATCGACGCAGTCCTTCCCGATTTTGATGAGAGCGGCCACGGCAGCGGCAGCTATGGCCTTCATAGCGAGGCTTGTTTTCTTTTCAGCCTTATCGAGACCTTGCTCTAACCCGGTCCCGTCTGTCGTGAGTCTGAGGACTGCGGTACCTAGGTCAGCCAATGATCTTAACCTCCATCCCTAGCGCCTTCAGCATCGCGAGATCGCGCGAGGTACCGGTCATCCTGTGGCTCCCGTCACCGCGACCCAACGCGGCATTCCACCGTGCGACCACCTTGTTGCACCCCGCCCGATCGAGCTTCCCTGCGCCCATCGATACGATCTCGGCCCCACGGAATGCCTCCTCCGCCTGGAGCTCGCCCATCGCCTCAAGATGCGCGCGAAGCCACATCATCGGCATGGTCAGGTACTCGCCGAGGGAGCCTCCGTAGAATCTGCGGAGCCTTGCGATGAGCCTTCCCCAGTCCGGCTCTCCTCCGCCTTCGCCCCGGCTCGCCTCAAGGACGCGGCGGTTGTGAAAGCCTGCATGATCTGGAGTTTCTGCGTCGCAGTGAGTTTGTCGCGGACTTCAGGAGGAAGGCCGACGAGGATGATGTCGAGCATCTGATTCGAAAATCCCTCGACCTCCGCCATCTCTTCCTCGCTCGAATCGATGCTGAGCCCCTTCTCCACCACTTTCTTCGATGCCCGCCGAATACGGGCCAGCTCCGTGAGGGACAGCTCCCCATCCCCGCGTAGCGAGTAGGGTTTCCCGTCGATCTCGATGAAGTCGCGGTCCGGCTCCATCGTGTCCAGCGTGAGAACGTTCTTTCCCATCGTGTCACCTTACGGCAGGGCAGGGGCGGTCTGCGCGATCACGTTTCCGAACCGTTCCGAGTCGGATGCGGCGTTCGGATCCTCGAGGGCCTCGTAGACGAACTTCAGGCCCGCAGCCGTTCCTTCTCCGTCGAGAGTGATTTCGATGTTCCCGCTCTCGATGCACTTCGGAAACTGCCACTGCGTGTTCAGCCCGTCACCATAGGGCGAAGCCTCGACCCTCACGAGCACCGACCAGGTCTGCACGTCCAGGCCCATCTTGAGCCCCATGGACTTGTAGCCGGCGACGCCGGAGGCGGCCGCGACCTCTCTGACGCCGGCGAGATTCATCGCTTTGGCGTACAGCTCGAGAGTGAGATCCTCCATCGTGACTTCGATGAGGTGCTCCTCCGCTGTCCTGACCGCCTTTACCGGTCCGGTCGCGCCTGCCGTGGTGTGCTTTTTCTGAGTTTCGTTGTGCCGGATCTTCACGCCCGACGTGTTCTGGTTCCGCTTCCCGGCTGTGCCGAGTGCGACCCAGTTCCCGCCGGGGATCGCGTTGATCGCGGGGAAGGTCTCACCTTCCAGCGCGATGTACACGTCGGCGGGACATAGGATAATTTCATAGGGCTGCATTTACTAAACCCCCCTTTCATCAGCGCGCAGGATCACCTGGCGCCGCATTGCGGGCCAGAATGTCTCCGGGTCCCGCGCCTGGAATGGACCTGATGCCACCGTCGCGTTGTGCAACAGGACCCCCTCATATGTCTCACGACTCAAAGTCTTCAGCGCCTCGGCGACGGGCCGCTCCATCGCCGCGGCTTCAAAGTCAGTCTCGCCGTAGCAGACGACATCGACCTTCGCCTCTGTGATCGTGCGTCTGCTTTTCATCTCTCCGCCCGAGGCGAGAAGCACAACCACCTTATGCGGCCCCGCTTCCAGCTCCGCCTGCGGCATAGCCAGCACGTAGATTCTGCGGTCGCATAGGTCCGTGACCGCCTGCTGGCCGAGGAGGTAGCTGCGGAGCGCGGTCAAGAAGTCTGTCACTTCGCCCCCCATTCAAGTTGCCCCCGGATGCGGAGCGCGAGACTCGGATAGTGCTGTTCCGCCGAAGGGATGAGATACGGCCGCGCCTTCGTCCCGGGATGAAACACCATGCGGACCGGATGATCTGCGCCCTTCCAGAAGAGCGCCTTCTTCGTCTTCGGAAGGATGACGTGCGGCCCTGTCCCCTCCTCGACCCACCGCGCGTATTTCACCGCGAAGGAACCCCAGTAGCCGGTGAGCTGGCCTCCCGTCTCGACGGTCGGCCGCATCTGGATCGAGCCCTGCAGGATAGTGGTCTTCACGGGCACCTTGCCCTTCGCGGTAGTGACGCAGTCGGTCATCACGCTATCCATGCCCCACCTTGCCGCTCTGAGCACATCGGCCTTCACCTTGTCGCCATACCATTTCAACTCGACGATGTTCGTGGTGTCCATCACGTCATCTCGCGCAACCTGAACTCCAGGTGCGTGATGCGCGGCAGCACCGCGTCGATCCCCATGGCGGGGAGAATCACGTTGCCCGCCCGATCGAGGATCTGCTGCACCCGATCCGTCGTCTTCACGTCCGTCCCTTTGGGCACGATCATGCCCGGCATGTCGCTCGTCACTGTCCTCGCCTCACCCGCGCTCGTGTGCTTCCCGCCGCTCGATCCCGCCCAGGCATGGCATGCCACCGTGCACAACTCGCGCCAGTCGCCGTGTTTCTGCCCGAAGCCGTCGACATCCGTTGCGTAGTCCCGCTCGATCGTGACGCGGTACTTCATGCGCGAGCGCGCGGCACCGTTCATGCGAAGGGCCTCGTGCGCGCGCCCGAGATGATCTTCACCCGCTCCTCGTCGTATGCGCGCTGGCTGCGGTTGTGGTCGCCTATCGCCTCTGAGGTAGCGCCGAAGCGGTAGTCCAGATCGAGTTGCACCAGTTGCACGAGCGCCCTGTTGCGGCGATTGAGGTCCGCCGGTGTGTACGATACTTCGACGCGACCCCACCATCGATCCGATGGATTCGTACCCGTCGCCAGCCGCTCAATCTGCGTCATGTTCGGCCAGAGCTTCCAGTCGCTTGCCGCCAGGGTGGTGACTGCGGTCCCGATGGTTCCCGTGATTCCCGAGATCACCGAGGCCGGCCTGTCGAGGAACAGGAAACGCTCGCCCTCCATATTTTCCGTCTGCACATCTGCCGCATCCGGGCCCACGGCAAGCGTGAGGTCCTCGTCGGCCGCGCCAAGGATGACCTGCAGCGCGGCATCGGCGAGATCGGTTTCGATGAAGGTGCGGAGCGTCGTCAGGGTCATCGCGGTCTCTCCTCCCCTACAGCGCCGCTCCCATGAACGTGAGGCCCGTGACTTCCGAGAAGTTGAACCTCATGTCGCCGTTGCCGTCGTTGAACAGCGAGGGCGGGAACGGCCCGAGCATCACGTCGCCCGTCGTTGCCGGGATCGAGATGGTCACCTCCGCGATGTCCAACCCCTGGACCTGCGCGGGGGTCTTGCAGATCATCGAGCAGGCACCTGCTCCGCTCTTCTTGACGTGCAGCAGAGTGCGCCCGTCATTCTTCATCACGAAGTCCGTGGTGCCTACGATGATGCCCGCCGTGTAGGCGGTGGTGAGTCCCGTCTTCACGATCTTCAGGGGCGCATACCTTGTATCAGCCATCTGTCATTCTCCTTTCCTTGCGCGATCTCTACTCGCGCGGCTCGATGGTCTTCCGCTGCGGAGCCTCGACCATCTTGTTTTTCGCAGGCGGCATCACCTTCTCGATCACTCTCAACGGTGAATCCTCGGGGATGTCCGCCCCCTCTGCGTAGGCAAAGAACTTGCCCTCGGGATCCCCGACGGGGACCAGGAAAGTCTTCGCCTTGTTCCACATGAGCGTTGCAGGAGCTTTCATTCGTCGCCACCGTCGGCGCCATCTTCGCTCTTCGCGCGTTCGCGCGCGGAGGCGCGCTTGCTGCTCTTACTCGAGGCGAGCTCGCCCTCCTTGATGCCGTACTTCTGGACGGCATACTCGGGGATCTCTTCGCCCGCCTGCGCGAAAGGGAAAGCGCCTTCCGGATCCCCTTCTTCGACCACCCTGTCCCGATCCTTCGTGAGGACCAGGTTCGCCTTTGCTATCAGCATCCGTCGCTCCTTTCAATTGGCCGGGGGTCCTATGATCCCCGGCCCTTTCACTCGATTCGATCTCGCCTACTTGTCGATGTAGGCGAAGAGCAGATACTGAAGGAAGCCTGCGTTCGTCGCGTTCGGCGAGTAGAAGTACAGGGGCTCTCCCATGTACTTCGCCATGATCTGGCCTTCCACGAACGTGCGTTCCGTGCTCGCCACGGTGTTGACGTTGAAGCTCTTGAGGTCCGCGGCAACGCCGAAGATCATGACCTTCGCGCCGATGGCGACCAGCTTCACCGTGTTGGTGTGGAGGGTGAGGATGCTTCCCACGATCCCATCCAGATAGTTCCACTCCCAGGTGCCGTCGCTGCACTGGTAAGCGACTATGTCGCTTGCCGCCGCGGCGGCCCCGCCGGGATCCTTCGGCGCATCCGTGCAGGTGATGTGGTGATCTCCCACCGCGCACTCTGCGGCCGCGGTATTCCGCGAGCCCGTCCCCTCCGCGTACATGAACTGCAGAAGGTGAGCCGTCGCCGCGGGCAGGTACCCTCCTGCCACCATGCAGAGTCGCTTCCCGTCCACCGCATCGATCCCCTGCGTGATCGGGGTGTTGGCCGCCTCGGTCTTATAGGACCGGGCAAAGAACCCAGAAGCCCATGCTCCGATGTTCATAATCTTTGTTCCTCCTCTCTCTTACATTCCGCTGATTTCGCAGAATGCGCTCGGGCGGTAGTTGACCATGGCGACCCGCACTGTGGCCTTGACGCAGTCCACGTTGTTGATGAACAACGATGCGTGGCTGTCGGTCACCTCCAGCACGATCCCGCGCTTCTCGAACAGCTGGCACTGGGAGGCGTAATCGCCGACCAGCGTGCTGCCCTCCGTGATGGCATCCGACTCCACCACCTGCAGACCCCAGATCCGCGAGAGCGGCTCGTTGGGGTTTCCCAGGATGTACAGACCATCGTCGCTCCTCTTGAGCCTGATGGGCTGCCAGTCGTTGGGATGCACGATGACGGCGTTCGGGTTGGCCCTGCCGGTAACCCGCACGCGCCGCGCGGCGTCGTAGATCGCGTCCAGCTGATCGCCCGCGAGGACGAAGGTCTGCCTGCCTGCGTTCGTCAGAAGACCCGCGAGGAAGCACGTGAGACCCGTTCCGACGATGATCTGGCTGTCCAACCTCTGGCGCAGCATGAAGCTGAGCCGGTTGTCGATGTAGGCGGTGACTCCCTCCACGTCCTCCAGCTGCTGCCTGGTGACGGGGAGCCATACGCCGATCTCCTGCACCGTGACGGAGCGCTGGGTCAGGGCGAGAGTCGCCTCGACCATGGCGCCGGTGTCCTCGACGTGTTCAGCCGCGGTGTTCGTGAAGCCCGTCTCCTCCATGTACACGACGGCGGCATCGGAGGTTCTTCCGCTCGGGATCAGATCGATGATCTGGATCGGCCGCGTGGCGAACTCCACGACCTTGCCGGTGCGGAGGGACTGAGGAGCCCAGCCGGCGGCGGTGGTCATGTGAGTCTTCAGGGGGATGTCCAGCGTGACCGGCGCGCTCTGGCGCGTACCCGGCCTGTATGCCTTGAACTCCGGGGACTCGGTGAACATCTGCCCGATGCTCTTCTCTTCCCGGTCCTCGCCCTTCTTCCCCTTCGGCTGCGGGGGTTCCCTCTCCGCCCCCTTCACTGCGTGCTCGCGGGCGAGATCGAAGCCGCTGATGGAGTCCAGCTCCGCCAGCCCGTCGACCTCCTTGCCGATGTCCTCGAGCTCCTTGTTCATCTTCCGGATGGAATCGACCTTGGCTTTCGAATCCCCGTCGAGGGATTTCACCTTGGCCATGTCCAGCTCGGACCCTGCCTCTTCGAGGACCGTGTGCAGTTTCAGCTGCTTGGCCTCGAACTCCTTCCGCTTCTCAATCAGTTTTGCGGATGGCATCTGCGTACCTCCTCTGTGCGATGATTGTGTTGAAGCGCACAAACTCCTTCGTGATCTCGCTGTGCCCGCACAGAATCTGGTCGAACCCGCGAACCAGATCTTCGAAGATCGTCTTCAGAGCCGCCGCCTCAGAAAGGGTCGCCTGAGAGGGATGACGGTCTTCCGCCTCCCGTTTCTTGGCGACCTCCTGTAGCCTGGAAAGTGCATCGCGCGCGTCCTCCGCCAGAGCCTTGATGTGCTCGGAGAGAGGGCCGTGCGACTTGATTGCGAGAGTGCGGGTGCCGTTTCCGGCGCCTCGCAAGACTGGACTCACCTCGTTGACTGTGACTTTCTTCAGGATCCTGACCGTGTTTCCATCGATCGTGCGCATCTCGGATTCGATCTCGGGCAGCGAGTAGGACCATTCCTGCAGGTCGCCCACGTTCTTAATGGTCTTGTAGGTTTCAAGCCCGGCTTGCGTATCGAGGAAGAACTCGCCTTCCATTACCCCGCCGATCTCCCCATCGTCGAAGATCCGTCCTCTGCCGACAGGAAGCCCATCGTCCCACGATCGATGGCCATAGGCTCCGATGATGATGCGTTGGTCCCCGAAGGCGCCGGGCAAAGTGAGATCCCCCTGCTTGTCCACGACGTTGAAGGGGGCGAACAGAGCGCGCACCGTCCCGAGCTTGTCGTCGAACTTGAGATCCTTCAGGCTGAAGATCTTCCTGGTCACTGGCATGTCTTCACCTTTCTCCGCAGCCTCGAATGCCCCGTCGTGATCTTTGCAGTGCGCCCGTGCATCTTTGGCGCTCCATACTTTCTCCGGGTACCGCATGGCCTGGATCTCGCTCTTGCCTTCCTTGATCCCGTAGATCACGTCGATGCACTTGTCCTCGTGTTTGATCTCGCAATTCTTCCGCGCGAACTTGTCATAGTCGCTGGGGTTGTGAAGCCGGCAACTGTGCTCATTAGGATACGGAATGGCTTTATTCTCCCTTCACCCTATCCGTTCGGATTATCGTGGAGCTATGTTCGGAATCGTGTTCGGATTGGTATCTGGGCGGCGTCGAGGATGAGGGGCTCGAGGCTTACTGTATGTTGGGGCAGACGGTGAACTTGTCCTCGTCGCTATGGCGCTTCCAGGTGGGCGTCTCGCAATACGCCTGCACCGCCCATACCCCCCCCACATCGAGATCTGTTGCTAATGTCGTTGTGGACTTCAATCTTGTGCCGTCGATCGTATTCACCCATTCCCCGACTGTGCCATTCGGCTTGCGATAGAAAAGCTGATGGACCGTGGCCGTGGACAAGTCCTCGCCGGTGTCGAAGATGATCTCCGTCCCGATGTCGCCGACGTGAGCCGCCATTAGTTCAACCTCCCCGCCACCGATACCGAATGGCCGAATGCGCCGCTCAACAGGATGCTACTCGCGCCGAAACCTCCCGCCACCGATACCGAATGGCCGAATGCGCCCGATAGAAGCACGATCTCGCGGATCACGGCGACGAGAGCGGCAGAGGCGATGTCAAACCCGAAGCAGACGAAGCGAACTCGCTCCGTATCGCTCAGCCCTACCCCCGAGGCCGCCATGTTCGAGAACTCGTCTATCCTCACGATGCCGCCCCCAGGGTCTGCGTGGTTCCGTCATCGCTCGTTGTGCGGGTTGCCAGCGCCGTGACGCCGTCTGCCTTCATGGTGATCTGCTCCGTCGCGGTCTGCGTGTTCTTGTGGAAGAAGCGCGAATAGAGATGCCAGAGGAAGTTCCTTACGCTCTTCGTTGCCGAGAGATTCGCAGGCTCCGTAATCGCGGCGTTGAGTTGGTTGGATACCGCCGTCTCGACATCCGTGATGGCTGCCGCTGCCAGACCGCCGACGGCACCGGCGACGCTCGCTGGAATCGCAGCGTTCAGACTCGCCTTCTGAAGAGCGCCGAAGTCGATATTCGCCTGTGCTCCCACACTTGCATCCATGCGCCCGCCCACGAGGGCCGCCGGGATGCGCCCGTCGAGAGTCGTTCCGGTATCGGTGAGGATGGCCGCTGTATCCGCTTTCACCGCTGCGATGGAAGTCGGATAATCATCAACTTGGAGCTCGTTTGTATCGGCTAGGATTGTCGCGGTCTCAGCTTTCAGCGCGATGATGTCAGCCGCGATGTCCACTCCGGCCGCGTTCGTGATGACTGCCGCGATGATGGCATCGAGATCAGCTTCTAGAGTCGTTCCGGTATCCGTCAGGATAGCGGCCGTATCGGCCTTGACTGCCGCAATCGAGGTTGGATAATCGTCCACCTGCAATTCATTCGTATCTGCAAGAATCGCATCGATGTCCACCCCCGCCGCGTGAAGCCCATCCGTGGAAGGGACGAACGTCGAAGTATCCCCGTTGCCCAGGACGCGCGACAGGATTGTATTGTCCGCAACCTCGGTCGTCATGTCAGCCGCGCCCGTAGCGGTCAAGGCAAGGTGGTCGAGGTTGTTTGCGACAAGGGCATCGTTCGCTTCCGTTTGGATTGCAGCGAGAGCGGTCGCGTTCCAGCTCACCGCTGCATCAGACTTGGGCACCTTCGCCAATTCAGCGGCAGTCGCCAGTGCAGTCAGTCCAGCGCCCAAGGCCCCGATGACTGCGGTATCGACGAGGATGTCGTCCACGATCCCATCGAGAGTCGTCCCCGTATCAAGAAGGATGTCATCCAGAATCAGGTCAAGCCGCCCGCCGTTGATCCAGTCGGTGAGCGCTCCCATGCGAGCAGCAGTCACCTCGTTCGTGTTCGCCAGTTTCGCGTCCAGGTCCAGTCCACCAGCATCCGAGATGGCAAGTCCGCCTGCCGCGTCAGCTGCCGCGTTTGGCAGTGCGGTCAGCCCGAATCGGACAGCGTCCTGCGGGTTGTAGTTCACGAGCTGAAGCTCGGTCCCGATCACGATCATCCCGGTGACCGCGCCTCCGACCATGACAGAGGCTACCCCCGTTAGAACCGCCGCGTCGGGAAGATCGAGCCGGTAATAGCCGTCGCTCAGGTGAATGATGCCGCCGTCGGAATGTGCTGCATCCGTCGTCGCCAACGTCGCCTCTGTGATCGCGGTCACCGTCGCGCCCTCGCGCCGGTACCACATGGCGATGCCAGCGGTATTCCACACGACTCCCGTCTCTGGCGTTCCATCAGTGGAGTCGATGATGCGGACGATGACCGATTGATCGGTGGCACCCTTTAGAATCTGTCTCATCTCACCACCTCGTTCCCCCGCCGAACTGGTTCATCTGCGCCATGATGATCGGGACCACAGCCCCACCGCCAGCCGCCGCCTCGACGCCGCAACGGATACACCAGATACGACTATTGTCATCCTGCGCTGGTAATGGATCGGGATACCCCCCTGTGTAATCCGAACCCGATGTGGCCTTCCCTTGACCAGCCGACCCCGCCGTGTGACGACAATTGCAAGTTGCGCCAGCCGTCAAAGACATACATAATTTATAATTGGCCCCGCCCATCAACGTCGGAGTAATGTCTGCCCCGGCGGCATTGTGGAAAGCAGTGTGTGTTTCCCAATTCAATGCATGAGTGCCAGTTATGACGGCATCGCCTTGCGCTATGAAATTGGAACTCGCATCGTAAATGGCGAGACGCAATGAACCGGAGTCCAGATCAACATAGGCCCCCAATTCAACAACGGTTTGATTGCCGGTGCCGGGACAAGTCCACGCGACACTTCCATTGCTCATGCAATAATCGCCGCGTCCGGTTTCGTCTGAATCGCCGGTCGATTTGTTGCCGAAATACTCGATCGCCATCTCTCCCCCTACTCCCCCGACAAGCCCAGTGGGCGCTTTGGGCCGACGAGTCGAGGGCGCTTGTAGAGAAAAGGGCTGAGCGCGTCCCCCACAACGTCCGACCAGCTAAGCGTCGAGTAGAGAGTAGTGGCCCCCTCGTCCGTGAGCAGCTTCGCCCGCACCGCGTAGGTGTACCGCCCGCTCGCGGGGATCACAAGGTGCATCTGTGTCGCGGCAGTCTCGCCCAGGAGCACGTACAGCGACGGGTCCTGTCTCACGCCCACGGGGTCAGCCGCCCGATACACTTGGTAGGAAAGCACGTCCGTAGCGTCGAACGGCAGGCCATCGGTCCCCTGCGTCACCGCGTTCCAGAGAAGGTCAGCCTCCTCCCGGTAGAGAGTCGGGGTGCACTGTGCGGCAAGGGCAGCTACGAGCAAAAGTGCTACGAATGTGAAGCGTTTCATGTCGTTCTTCCTTTCCCATTCCCGCCAGTCATAGCTAGCTCTTTTTGTTTCTGATCCGGTATCCCAGCGCTTGCCATGAGGACATCCGCATCGTCGGGCAACTCGCCCATGTATGGCGCTAGGGAAATCGTGCCATTGGGATGCTCGTTCTCGACCATCTGCTGACCGATCTCGAAGGTGACAATTCTTTGGTTCCTGGCCATGCATTCCTCGTCCGTCGGCCCGAGTTGCGCGTCGAAGACGAGCACGCCGCTGATGTTCTCCCCGCCCTTATATGCCTCAAGGCTTGATGCGTTCTGCGCGTACTTCGTCTCCGTGCGCGCCACGACCATCGCCCGCGTCTCGGCTGTCGCCCACGGACCCTTGCCCACCAGGTCAACGATCCTGCGCGCCAAGTCATCCGCCCCCTCGCCGAGATCGCGCCCTTCGCGCAGTGCATCGGCTATCGAATCCTTCGCCTGTTTGTCCAGCCCGATCTTGAGCTTCCTCGTCCCGCCAAGGCTCACGATGCGCTGCTCCACCGGGTCGGACAGATTCACGCCGAGACCCATGATCGAATTGATGTTCTCGAAAACGCTCTTCGCCACGAGCAGGTAGTGAGCGGCGAAGTTCACGCCCTTGTAATCGATCTCGCCCATGAGGATCGCGGCGATGCCGTCAAAGTCCTCAAGCGGATCAGCCTTCAATCCGCGCTCGCGCGCGTAATCGAGGAACTTCTCCCCCGCCTCCTCGCCGAGTGTCTTGAAGTCCTGGGCGAGCGTTCCCGTCCACTGCTTGGACAGCCGTTCCCAGTCGCGAGCTGTGGCGCGCATGAGTTGGGCAACCTGTCGTGAGGCGCGGACTTTCAATTCAGGGATTGTCCCGGCCTTCGGGGGTATGAGTGCAGGGGGGATGGGCCCGGCAGGCGCTTCACCCGCGGTCGCAATCTGAGCGGCCGGAACGACGCTGAGGCCCATCGGCAGGTAGAACACGTGATGCTCGGGCCGCGCATCGTAGCCGAGTTTCTCCCGGTACTCGAAAAGCTCCACCCCGCCTGCCATCAGCTGCCGCGTGAGCCGATCCGAGAGCTTGCCCGCATCGTCGCGCAACACGCGGACATTCGACAGATCAAAGACCATGCGGAAGAGCTCGGGCTTCTCCTCGAACTCGGGCAGCAGCTGCATATCCCACTCATCAGCCCAGATGCGTTGCATCGGGATGATGCAGTCCTCGTAGGCCATGGCCCGCATCTCCGCCATGGTGGCCCCGACCTTCGTCTGCTGCAGGCCCGAGCCGAATCCCACGACAGCCGCGGGGATCCCCAGCAGCGCGCTGACGCGCTCCTCGGAGACATCGCGCAGCCGGGAGAGATCGAGCTTTGCAACATCAAGCCCGAAGTAGTCAACCTTCGTCGGGCCGCTCATCACGAGCGGGTCCCCACGGCGCAGACCTGAGAACTGCGCCTTGATGTACGCCTTTGTTTCTTCGGGCTTATCGCCGAGTCGCGCATTCGCCTCAGCGGGGGAAATCACAGCGCCGGGCACGCCGCCATTTTTCAGCAGCATCGCGGTGAAGGTCGCAGCCTCATCATCGGTGAAGATCTCGCGCAGCAGGATGTTCAGCGGGGCCAGACCCTTCCTGATGTTCTCGGGATCGAGACCGTTTCGCAGGTGGATCACGTCCTCGACCGGGACCTTGATCGGCACGTTCGACCCGCGGCCCATCATCCGCCCCGGGGTGTACTCGTAGTAATCTATGTAGCCCTCGGCGCTCTCGGGGGTGTGCGGTTCCATGCACCAGTGCGGGACGAACCATAGCTGGATCACCTTGAGTTGCTTGTTGCGGATCTTCAGCGCATAGCCGTTACCGTCAGTGAGAAACTCGATAGTGAGCGCCATCGCAAGAGCCGAGCCCGAGTAGTATGGGTTGGGCCGCTTCATCAGCCGCGCGGCATCGTGGGAGAAGTCGATCTCCTCATCGTCCTCGCGTTTAACGCCGATCGGGGATTCGGCCATCCTCCGCGCCGCCCAGAGCACGGGCGACATGATGACGTCCGACTGGTAGCCGTTGCCCACCGCGCCTTTGTAGATGTACCTCGCCTCTCGCGCGTCGGGAGATTCATAAGACCTGAAGATCGAGAAGCCCTTGCGCAACGGCGCCCGCGAGAACAACTTCCTGATGCCGTCGAATACGCTCACAGTGCCCCCCAGTCGGACCGCGAGTGCATACTCTCCGTGGCGTAACGCACGGCAGCGATCCCATCATCCTTGAAGCCGACGAACTCATCGAGCACGTTGCCATGCTTGTCCTCGCGGTACTTGAAGATCGGGATCTCGGCGGCGATCCCCGGGCAGCGGCTGCGATGAATGTGCAATCGATGATGCTTCAGGAAGTCGATCCCGAAGCGCTCGCTCCCGGGACCCTTCTTCGATGCGACCACGCGCCAGCCGGACTGGTTCCACTCCTTGATCCGATCGGGCTCCGCGCTGTCCCCTGTCGTCGTACTGCGCTTCACGCTTTCGAGAATCTTCCGCTCGTCGAAGTAGGCGCGCGAATCCTCGATCAATTCCCCGTTCGTGCGTTGCCGTTTGTACACCTCGTCGAAGACATAGAGTTCCCCATCTTTCAATCCCACGAGCTCGAAGGCGAAGGGGTGATTGAACCCGTAGTCCTGGCCCTGGTACACGGCATCGAAGTCCGCATAGTTGAGCGGGAAATCCTCGACCACGTAATTCGTGAAGACCACGTTGCCGATCACGCCCCACTCGCCCAGCGCATAGATCTGGTAATAGGTGAGGTCCTCATCCTTGAGGCCCTCGAGCTCCGCGCGGTCATCGGGTGCGAGCCATGCATTGTCCTTGTAGGTGGTCTTCAGGACGGTCGCGCGTTCGAGCGGCAGTGGATGATCGAAGAAGCGGCCTTTGAGCCAGTGCTGCGCATCGATCGGGTTGAAGGTGTAGGTGACCTGCTTCTGGACGGCAGCGAATCCGCGAAGGCGCAGGCGGAGCTGGTGGTCGTCCGTCGGCGTGATCTGGCTCGCCTCCTCGACCCAGATGTCGGTGAGCGGGCCATTAGCGAAGGTGATCGACTTCAGTTTCTCGGGATCGTCCAGACCGCGGAATAGCATCTGGTTCCCGTTGTGCTTGCAGGTGATGGATAGCGGCATGACGGTGACGTGGAAGATGTCGCGCAGACCCCAGGCATTGATCGTCTGGTTCATCTGCGCGAAGGTGCTGTCCCGGTTGGCCTTGTCGACGCTGCGCACGCCGAGGACGTTGTGACCTTTCTTCGTCGCCATCCGGTAGACGTAGCGCTGTGCTGCGAAGACGGATTTGCCGGATCCCGCCCCGCCATAGAACACGTTGAAGCGTCGTGTGTCCCAGAGCAGCGGGTAGAATGCGGGATTGATGACCTCGGGCAGCCGCGAGAAATCAAGCGTCATCGACAGGGGTGTCCTCTGGCCGCGGGGCGGGGATGATCTCGACCACGTCGCTATGGAGATTGATGTCGGTCCTGCGCTTGCCATGCATATCGACGAGAAGCTCAAGAGCACGAATGCGAACAGAGGGAGGGATTTCCTCATCGAAGAATTTGTCAAGTTCGCGAAGAATGCGCTCATCGCCGAAGTCAGCGGCTTCAAGCATGTGTGGCCAATCGACTTTTTTTTTATGCGTCCCATCTTCCGCGGACCCAGCGTTTTCGCGCTAGCGGGCGTCACATCGGGATGGATCTTGAGGTAGGCTTCCTGAAGCGTTGCACCCCTGATGCGGGCGCGGACAAAGATTGTGTCGCTCTTGGTAAGTTTCCCGAGTCCACGTGGTCCGCTCATAGTGCCTCTCACCCTATCCGTTCGGAAGAACTCGCGGTCGTGTTCGGGTTTATGTTCGGATTGGCAATTTCCCCGGCGCGTCTGCGCCGGTACAGGGCGCGGTCGTAGGCGTTTTTGATCTTGCGGTAGGCGAACCGTCGCGCCTCAGCGCCAGGCTGGACGTGCTGCATCCCCGCGAACTTCTCCCACACCTCGACGATCACATCCTCTCGGTCCTCGCGACAGGAGAAGTGACGCCGAGCCTGCGCGTCGATGTAGCGGCCGAGCGCGGCGTCCCTCCAGAGTCTCAGCATCATTCGTCGATTCACTTCCCCTCCCGAGAGTGAACTATTCCGCGAAATAGATTCGTTCTGCCGAGTACTGCACTCCGGTATCTTTGTCCTTATATTTCACACCGATGAATGCGGACTTCGGCTTTATCTCACTTCGCACTAGGTAATGAATTTGACAGCCGCCTATCAAGATATGTTTCTTTTCGATACCCACTTTTAGAAACCAATTCGTCGACGGCCTCGCGGGATCGAAACCAAGAATGTCTTTCGTTTTCAGAACACGAATCCTTCCCCATGCAGCACGGTAAGACTGTCCATCAGGAGCATGGAACCAATTGTCGGTTGTCACTAGATACCGATCCCCGTCTTTCATTCTTCACTCTCCTTTCCCGTCGATCGCCCGCTGCACGTCCTCGATGCAGTGCGCCAGGATGACAAGTCCGCCCGAGAAATGCACCTGCTGGAGCCAGAGTTGCTGCGCCTCACTCACGATCCCGCCCTCACTCTTCACCTCGACGGCGAGCATGCGCCCTCCTCGCAGTACTCCGATGATGTCCGCCATGCCCGGCGTCTCGGGATGATTACGAGACGAATGCGTCGACCACGCCGGGATCTGCCGCCACTTCAAGTACGTGAGGATGTCGAGCTGGATCGTCGCCTCGCGAATCTCGGGCAGCGTGAGGCCAAGGTGCGCAGGACCGTGATGTCGCTTCATCGTCTCCCCCTCCCCTCAGAACGGAATTGCATCAAAGTCATTGCCCTTCGCTACTGGTTCCTTGACCGCCGCCGGCGGATCCACCATGTGCAGCCTCGCCCTCGCCTCGGCAGCGAGGCGCTCGACCTCCGCGTCGTCTTCAGGCGTCGAGTGGTGCGGCTCGATAGGCTCGTACTTCGCCGGCTCCGCAGGCTTCGAGGCAGAACCGTTTTCCCGCCACTTTCCGATCCAGTCCCACTCTAACAAACCCTTGGCGAACCAGGAGGAGGGCTGCCGCGCTTTCGCCGCCTTCGCCAGCGCCCAGGCGATGAACGTCTCGCAGTCAACGCTTTTGGCGATGAGGAGAGCTGCGATGTTCTCGAGCTCGGCAGGGGTGGTGAGGATGCTTGCGTCGGCCAGGCGTTTTTTGAGAGCGGGTACTGAAAGGGCGGCGGCGGGCGGCGTTGCGTCGGAAGAGCTGCTGCTCCCGTATATTCCCGTAGCTCCCGTAGCTCCCTCCCCGGACAATTGCTTTATCCGGTCGGATTCCGGCCGGACAATGCTATTTTCCGGCGGGATTCCACCCGGAGAATTGCTTTTTCCGGCCTGTTTCCGCCGGTAGTCCGCATCGCGTGCTTTGGTGAGCTCCTCGAGCTCCTCTTTGGTGCGGTCCGTCCATAGGATTCCGTCATCGTTATGGAGGAGATCACAGAGCTTGGGATCTGCCAAGAAGGCCACGAACTCGTCGAATTCGGACATGGCCATGCCGAGTTTTTCGGCGATCGAGCAGCGAATGAACGGCTTCGAAAGGTCCAAGCGGCAACCGTCGGCACGTCCGATCATGCCGTTCAGAGCCCAGAACCGACCCTCTGCAGGCCACCCGAAACGAGCACGCAGGGCGACGAACTTGGGGCTTTCGAAGGCATCGCAGTCATGGGTGAAGTACAGGAGGTTGTTCTTGCGGGGTCGTCCGGCCATGCTCTTACCTTTCCTCTCTCAAGCTCAGCCTCACACTCTTCCCGTCGACGCGCTCCGCCCTCAGCTCCCAGACCTTCCCCCGCAGCACGATGATCCCGTGAGTCGCGCGCATGAGGCGGTGGAATACCTCGCGGGTGAGGGTGGCGCTGCCGTGGGCGGGGTCGAGAAGGATGCGGTCGGTGAGCGCCTCGGCGACGGCGGGGGTGATAGTGGGGGTCATGCCATGGCCTCGCCCATTCCGTGGGATCCCAACCTCGCAAGCTCTCCGTCCAGATGCATCTTCTCGGCAAGCAGCTCTCGCGCCCGCGCCGGATCCGGCGCTTCCTTCTCCATCCGCCGCAACTCGGAGCCCAGCTTCTCGGTCTTCCGCCGCAGCGCTCGCTCGCGGACCCGCTTCACCCCATCGGCGATCAGCCTCTCGGGGTTCAGGTCGAACTCCCCACTGGAGGCCTTGCGAATCGCCGTTTCCCGCAGCGCGGAATCCTCGATGCGCGCGCATAAGGCCCCGAAATCGTTCTCGCCGTCCCGGAAGGCCTCCTCGAGCGCGACGAACAGTGTCCGAGCGCGCTCGTCGTCGAGGTCGGTCAAGGAGATACCGGCGTTGCGCACGATTGAATACAACTTCTGGTTAGCTGCAATTAGAAGCATCATGAAGAGGTCGGCGGAAACAATTTCCTCGCGCTGTGATGCTATCTTCTTACTGTACAATTCATGACATTCATCGCACAGAACGCATAGGTCTTCCGGTTTCTCATGCCCGAGATTTTCATAGGTGTTGTGATGGACCTCAAGTAGTTTCGTAGAACTGCAAACTTGGCAGCGCGATCCTGCACGTTTAAGGGCGACAGCCCGGGTTTCCAGCCAGTGTGGAGTCTTGAGATACTCAGAATAGTCAGCTACGTTGCTCACTTCCCTGCCCTCCCTGTCTCCGCATCCATGCGGCGCATTAAGGGTTTGCCTCGAAAAATGATCGAGCGAATCCAGGTGGTGTTTGCGCTCTTAGCAATTCCCGTTTCTCCCCGTGT